ATAGCCATCTGTCTGCGGTCGAATATCTGAGCACCAAGTTTGAAGTCACCAACAAGGAAAGACCCCGAAGTCATGGCAGTTGATTCAATTACAGGGATAGAGTCAACAACAACACCATTACTCATGAATACCCACGGGAAAATATACTGACCGTTATCATCCTTTGTAAGTTTCATGAGTTTGGCATCGGCCGGGTTAAGCAATATAGCGGTAGGAGTATATTCTGCAACCTTTGCCTGCGTGAGAGCTGCAACAAGAACGTCAATTCTCTGAACTTTGCTATCTGCAAGCGTATCAACGTAAGCGGTCGCAAGAGGAAGAATACCGTAAGTTGCATGGGTAAGAATCTCCAGATCTTCTTTGTTCTTGATCTTCTCCGGCAGACGTGCCATGATGTAGGAAGTAAGCCCCTGAACGTCCTCAAGCATCTCTTCAGAAACAATGATGTAGTTTGTGAGTTTCAATACGGCTGCATCAACACGGATAAGATCGAAGTCCTCCTGTTTGTATTCTGCTCCTTCAGTTGTGATATCAGTATTTGAAGTTATGGCATTTTCACGAATGAAAGTCACCATATTGCTTGAGGTAGTACCAGAAGAGATAATGTCTCTTATTCTATTTCTGCGAAGGGGATCATAAACAATACCTGGACGCTGGTCAACGGGGACAACAATAGTTGAGGCAAATGAGTTGGCCTCGGTCATGTCATCAAGCTTGCGCTCAAATTCAAAAGCATGTCCTTTTATCTGACGGATATCTTTCTTATCTCCGAGTGCTTCTTTGATCTTATCAGCGAGTTCTTCACTGAAAGTTTTAACAAGCACCTTACCAGGTATGCGCTGCATTTTGACATCAAGAGCATCCAATTGTTCCTGCATCTTGATATACTTAGCCATTTCCGGCTCAAGTTCCTTCTTAAAAGAAGTCATGAGGGCCTTTTTTTCGTCCTCAGTAAGTTTAACGGCAAGGCTCTCTGTGGCCTTTTTGAGTTTTTCATCAATGGAATTACCTATTTTGTCAAGTAATGCCTTCAATTCTTTTTCGTCCATTTTACTTAAAATAATTTGTTATTACACTTTTAATTTCTTCTGATGTCATCGGCTCTACCTTTGCCTGAGTGGAATCCGGCTCAGAGATTTCGGAGAGTGATTTAATCACCTGCTGTATTTGATTCAATTCAATTTCAAGTTGATAAGCTGTCTCATCGGTATAATTACCTTTGACGGCCTTTTGTAGTGCAGTCATCTTTTTTATAAGAGCGTCATAAATACTTTTTTTGTCCTCTGCTTTTATTCCTGTGACAACCGCCTCCATGTTTGCACCCCATGAAACAGTGCTACCTTCCCAAAGTTTTAATTCAAGTAACTTTTGGGTGTCAGTTGATTCATCAACTTCACGTTTCACAACATTATACCCGATTGAGTGCTCTGTTAAAACACCATCCTGATAGAGTTGCAAAGTGTCCCGACCATAAGATGTCTTTGATATCTGGCTTTCGAAGTAAAGCCCTTTAGCATCTTCTTCCAGAACTGAGGGTTTGCCAAGTGGTCGCCAAACATCATGCTGCAATAGATGAAGTATGCGAGGCTTCTGGCTCTTTGGCCCATTCTCATTTATGGTTTTGGAAAAGGCACCTGGGAGAATAATATCTCCATCTGAGTCCTTATTCCCAAAGATTGAGAAATACCCGGTGATAATTCCTTTTGAAGTATCAATATCTTTTATACTTCCCCCTCTTGTATTTTTAAACAACATTGGTTCCATTATGCTATTCTTTTTACTTTAAATGCAACTGCGCATCTGCAATTAATTATATTTTCAGGACTACCCGAAGCATCCCCCGGACAATCTAATAGTTCACCACCTACATCAAATTTATCAGATAATTCAACAGTCAATCCTTCTGCCGAAGCATGTGCATCTCTTGTCCTGTTATCTCTGGTTGCTATCCATATTTTTTGCATTGGCTGACCAAGTGATCGGGCTCCTTCCATTGCACCAACATTTGACGCCCCAACAACCTCAGTGCGTGCTATCATCTGCGCCCGCCAACGCGCAATGTTTAATCCATTTTCAAGCAGAGATTTTTGAATGTTTCTTGCAATCTCATCCGTGCCTAACCCTTCATTAACTCCATTGTCAATCTCCGCCTGAATGAATTTTAAGATAATCCGCTTTGTCTCTTCTGTTATTGAGGTTATTCGTTTACCGGCAACCGTCTGAGCGTAATTATTCATGTAAGTAGTCCATGTATCCTCAAATTGCTCTTCTGACTTCTTATGGCCTGAATAAGCATCACGAGCGAAAGATACACCAACGTTGCGATAAAGAGATTTAAAAACAGGACTAATATCTGATTCGGTAACTTCATTTAAGATATGTTCTGATCTGAAATTGTCCGGTGTTATTCTTTTTGAGACATCGACAAACTGCTGATAAATAGCCTGGCGAAACTTCAAAGAATAAAGTTTCTCAAAAGCCGACCGTTTACGATCAGTTTTCAGCCAATATATATCATTGCCTGTAATCATTGACATCCAATTCTTTTAACATTTTTGCCAAATCAGTCGGGTTAATTCCTGTCTCATTTATCGGGACAAGTCCGGCAGGTATCCATTGAACATTCATAAGCGGTTCCGGTGAAGCATCCCACCCCATTACCTCAAGCCTTTGATTCGGGGTAATCCACCAGGCATTCTGTAACTGATCAACCTGTTTTTTTAAATCATCCTGGAGTTCAGGTATAACGCTTGTATCAAAATCAATATAAATATTTTGATCATATTGACCTTTTATAAATTGGTTGAATGCATCTCTAAACTGAGTTAACGCAGGTATAACAGCATTGGCCCAAACTTCCTTCCCTGATTCTTGCCTTGTTGCATTTACTTTGTTTTCGGGATCATTGAATAATTCAGATGGCACATGATAAAGATTGCAAATCATCCGAAGATCCATTTTATCTGATTCAATAATTGCGAGGTCAACCGGTGACATACCCATCTGCTGCCATTTCAAATCTGCAGAGGTAGCCATCCATTTATTATCGCTTTTGGAACTTGCCTTTAATTTTAGTTTTGCCTCTATTCTTTCGGCCTGTTCTGTTGTTAATCCTTCTCCATCGGATTTAATATTTGAAGAAAGAACGCCAAGTACACCCATGTTCTGCATTGCGGATGTTGCCGCATCATAACTGGAGTTACTTTTTGATACCACCCTACGACCTGCTCTGATAGGAGATTGACCATAAAGCATTGCACCGCTTTGATAATCGGGTGTCCAATACTTTAAATGTATCATTTGTTCGGGCGGGATGACAACACCACGTTCGGGAATATATCTATATCCTGCAATGGGGTTCATCCTGTCTCCTGCAAGTATCTCAATGAATGGCGTAGGAATATTCCAAAGTTCTTTAACCTGCCCTTTGTTGATGCCTTTCTCGGGTGAGATAGCATGAATATAAGTATTGCCGGTTACTAATTTATAACCGACAACCTGTTCTATGTATTCGGCCCATCCCTGCAAAGGATTAGGCTTAATAAATAATTCATTTAAAGGGTGATTATCAAGTTCAGTTATCGCTGATTTACGGAGCATCATTTTTTTAACCGTCAATTCTGATGTACCACTTTTATAAAGGCTGAGTGATTTCTGATTTCTAACTGAATAAACTCCCCACGGAACTAAAGATGCTTTTTGAGCTATAAGAGAGACAACTGAATAAACTGTTGGATTAAAGAGATAACCATACCTGATATATGATTCTGTGTTGTCGCTAATATAGACAGGGTTGCCCTTTCCTATGAGCTCGAGTATTTTCGTATATACCTCTGACCCAATTGCTTGTTGACCGGCATTTATTTGCTTACGAAATACTCTTTCAAAAACATTATCTAAAAACGCCATCAAGTATGTTTTTTACAAAATTAATAAAAAATGATAAATATCATTGCAAAATTAAAATATTTTTATACAAGGACAAATTCATGCTTTTCTTTGACCATCAAATTAGTTAACCCATGTACCAAAGCGTCTATCCTACCAGGAGAGATTAAAGACTCCCTACTATCCCATGTTGTCATCTCATCCTCAAGATCAGGAAATATCCCTACATGATGTACTTTGCCCTGTTCATAAAGAGCAACAATAGGATCAGCCCTGAGCGCCTTGCCTCGCTTTGCCACAACCTTTTTAACCGAGACCGTTTTATCAATTGATCTGATTACCGCTTCGACCATATCCCACCCTTGGTTAACTTCGGCCACAATATAATTAGCAGACCACTGATAATAAGCTTTTATTGCTTCTGTTGCCCACTGATTAGGGGTAAGAACTGCCGATTTATCATTCAAAACATATCCTTCACCCTCCGCATCAGTCCCCACGACCACTATACCCGCTTCGTCTGCCCCTTCCTTTCCTGATCCTGAGGGGTCGACAGATACAATAATCCTGGCAAATTGAGGAAGCTTTAAAACTCTATTCTTGTCTATGAGATCATAGGTCCATAATGCCCCTTCAATGTCATCCGAGAATTCACCATATCTAAACCGCTTCTGCATCCGGGTTGAAAGAGTACCCAAGACAGAGTCAATGTAATCATCTGGCAAATTTTCTTTATTGTCATCTGGATTAAGTTTCATGTGAGCGTAAAGATCGGGGTTTATTGCCTCGTTACTTACCGGATCTCGATGTTCAATGAATAGTTTATATGACCAGTGTCTTTTTGATGGTGGGTTACAATCACAATAGATTTTATTTACAAGTCCGGTCCTTTGTGCTAACCTTGTAACTGTGGTGGCATAACTTGACCAGCTTATCTGAGATATTTCATTGTAAAAGATTGTGGCATATTCGTTGCCAAGTATCTTTTCTGTTCTTTCTTTGTCGTCTAAGCCACCTACCCAAATTTGACTGCCATTTGAAAATTCCAGGAACCAGTCGGATTTATTCATTACCGGTTTTACCCCAGGAAAACAAAGGCTTAAACATTTGGGAATGGTGTCATACCATAA